TCGGAGAAGCGGTCCTGCGTCGCAGCCTGGAACCTCGCGGCCAAGAAGGCGCGCGGCGATCTGATCGTGCAGCTGTCCGACGACTGGGTTCCGCCTATCGGATGGGACACGAAGCTTCTGTCGCTCATCGAGGGGCGCGACTTGCAGAAGGAGCCGATCGTGATCGCCGTTCACGACGGCCACCGCACCGGCCCGCTGCTTTGTATGGCGATCCTTTCGCGCGCGCGCTTCGAGCAGCAAGGCTGCGAGCTCTTTCACGAGGGCTACGAGTCGGTTTTCAGCGATAATGAGTTCAGCCACCGAGCCTGGCGCGACGGCGTCGTCATCGACGCGCGCGACCGCTACCGCTTCGAGCATCAGCACCCAGCGTTCAAGAAGGGCAACTGGGACGCGACCTATCAGCACAACAACACGAAGGAGCGCTACGATGCCGGCCTCGAGCTCTTCAAGCAGCGCAACCCAGACGCAGATTCCAAATGGACAACGCCCTAAATTTCGATTCCGAGTATGTCGTCGATTCGGCGACCGGCGCGCTGATGTCGCGCGACCGCACGATCCGCGCGCAGTACGATCACGCCTACGTCGCGCGCTATGAGAAGTATCCCGAGCGCGAGCTGTCGAAGATCCGCGCTGCGCTGTTTCGGCGCTTCTTTCCCGACGCGGAGGCCGTCTGCGACGTCGGCTATGGCACCGGCGCGTTCCTGCGGGAGATCAACCGCAGTAGCGGTTGGGTCCATTGCTACGGCTACGACGTTTCACCATATCCTGCGCCTTCGTTCGTGAAGATTGATCCAAACTGGCAGATCAATCGCTGGTCGGTGCTGACGTTCTTCGACTCGCTAGAGCACTTCGACGAGCTGCCGAGGTTCAAGGCGAGGAGCGCGATCGTCTCCGTGCCGTGGTATCACCCAGCGCTGGGCGCCGAGTGGTTCTACCGCTGGAAGCATCGCCGCCCAGGTGAGCATCTCTGGCACTTCACGCCGGAAACGCTGGCAAACGCGATGGCGATCAACGGGCTTCGGCCGGTCTTCATCGGCTCGCCGGAGGACGCGGTCCGCAAGAATGATGGTGACTGGCCGAACATTCTCACGATGGTCTTTAAGGCGTGAGAATCTGCATCGTTTACCATCAGCGCCTCGGCGACATCATCCGCATCCTGCCGATTGCGCGGCATCTGGCCGGCCAAGGTCATTCGGTCTACGTCGAGTGCTTCGCCCAGTATTGGGGGCTCTTTTCCTGCGTCAGCTACGTGCGGCCGTCGGACCCGAAGCAGCGCGACAAGATGCGCTTCGGCCGCGTGCTCGAGCTAGAGATCTGGCCGCACCGCTACGACGAGTACCGCGCAAGCGGCAAGCCGTGGGGCGACTTCGTCTTCGGCCTTTTTCCCGAGTTCGCGCAGCTTAACCAGCGACCCGAGTTCGATCTGATCGACGAGCAGCCGCCGCTTGAGGACTACGGCTTCAGCCGCGAAATCTGCCTTCTGGCGCCGTTCGGCTATTCGCAGGGCAAGCAGTATCACGCCGGCGCGCTGATGGAAGCCTGCCGGCGGGTCGCCAAGCGGCCTATTGTCTTCCTCGCGGACGAGGCGCAGGAGGCGAAGCTCCTGACTTGGCGCGTTCCGCAGACGATGATTCTGCGGGCCAAGTCGCCGGCGCACTTGCCGCGTATCATCCGCGACGCGGAGGAGATGTTCACGATCAACTCCTCCCCGTGCATCATCGCCGGCGCCGTGCGGAAGGAGTTCTGGCACGTAAGCTCTGGAGTCGCGCAGGATGACGCCTTCTCGCCTGCCTCGCGCGTTGTGACAGTTGGCGATTAAGTATGGCCGCAGTCCGCGACTTCGATCCCGTGCAGCTGGCGCTCGATCAGGGCGCCATTCTGGAGCAAGCCGGCATTACGTTCTCCTACCTCGGCAGCACGATTACCGGCGTCTGGTCTTCCAGCCGGAACCTTTTTGACGAGTTCGAGGACCAGCGCCGGGACGACGTGAAGTTCACGGTATTCTTCACGACCTCCTCGGTCACGGGCACGCCGGCGCAGAGTCAGACGCTGGTGCGAGCAGGCACGACCTACTTTGTGGAGCAGGTGCGGTTCGACGCAGAGGGCGCGGGCTGCGAGATCGATATCGTGAAGGTGATATGATCGATATCACGCTCAATTCTGGGAAGCTCGACTTGGCGCTTGAGCGGCTGGCGCAGTCGGCGCGCGTCGATCTAGGCAAGGTCATCAAGCAGGAGGGCGGCAACGTGGCGCGGTCGATAATGATGATTCTGCCGCCGACCGGACAGCACGAGCACCGTAAGAGCAAAAAGCCGGTCAAGTCCGGCCTCACTACTGCTGCAAAGGAGCAGGGCGAATACGCGATCAAATCGGATCTCTTCGGCGGAAGGACGCGGAAAATTAAAAAGCAGATTACGACGCTCGGCATCTTCCAGCGGATCGGAAGCTCAAAGGTAACGCCGCCCAAGAGAGCGCGGACTGAAACCGTCAACGTCCGTCTGGGATGGGAGACGTCCAAGACGATTCGCATTTACTGGAAGTTCTGGAATCAGAACGCATCAGTCTCGACGATGCGTAACTTCCATTTGAAGTACCGCGACCGCTACGGACGCATCGGCTACGTTGACCGGAATCCGATTGGCCGCTGGCAGGTGCAAAGTCAGATGTGGATCAGCGATGCATCCGCCGACCGTTATCTTAACTCCGTTCAGTCAAAGGTCGGCTGGGCCAAGGCTGGATTTGCCGCAGCCGCTCTCGCGACCGGACAGCGCGTGCCAGCTTGGGTCCGTCGTCACGCGGCGCGGGCCGGCGTCGAGTCGCACAACTTCACCAGCGATAAACCGTTCCTGACCGGCACGGCGACCAACATCAAGGTGCCGAACCCTGATCGCTACGTGAATGATGCGCTGGAGTTCCGCGCGAAGATCACCTTGAAGAAAGTCGACGCCATCCTCGCCAACCGCGCCGTAAACCTTGGATTCGCTCGCATCAGCGGGGCCGGCGTCGTGCAGGAGAATATGCCACGATGAGCACCCGCACCGACATCCGCAACGCCATCGGGCTAAAGCTGACGCAGGCCGGCGTCGTGCCCACGGCGAATCTCCTCAAGGGCCGGAACAACACGCTTGCCTCGACGAGCTTCCCGTCAGCCGCCGTCTACGCGGTCAACGAGCAAGTCGAGGTCCGCACGCTGGCGCCGTCAAATCGGACCCAGTACCGGACGCTGCAAGTGATGGTCGAGTATTTCACCGCGGAGGCGGCCGGCTCGACGACCATCATCGACGACCTCTTCGACACGGGCTCGGCTGCGGTCGAGGCCGCGGTGCTGGCTGACGTGACCCTGGGCGGCGTCTGTGATGATCTCCTTCTGACAAGCGTGGATTATGTGATCGAACCTGACGAGGAACGTCGTTGGGGCGTCGCTCGTCACAGCTTCTCCTGCATCTATTTAACCACCGACTAAAATGGCGAACCACTTAGGCCGCGAAGGCACCGTCAAAATCTCGTCGACCACCATCGGCGAGCTCCGCAACTACTCCTTGGCTCACTCCTCCGACGTCGTCGAGGACTCGGTCATCGGCGACACCTACCGCACGCGGAAGGCCACGCTGAAGACCTGGAGCGTCAACGGCGACCTCTACTGGGACGAGACCGATGCCGGCCAGATCGCGCTGACCATCGGCTCGACCGTGACCGTGAACCTCTATCCCGAGGGCATCGCGTCGACGTCCACCTACTACACCGGAAGCGGCATCGTGACGAAGTTCGACATCAGCGCCGCGTTTGACGGGATGGTCGAGGGCTCGATCAGCATCGAGGGCAACGGCGCGCTGTCCACTTTGACGGTCTGAGGTGAAGGATGGAAGCAATCGACCTAGTTCGCGAACACTTCGCCTCCCTCGGCACCAAGAAGATTGAGGTGCCCGAGTGGAAGCTGACGATCCACGCCACTCCCGTCACGCTGGCCGAGAAGGCGCGCCTCTACAAGAAGAGCCGCGAGAGCGATATGGAGCTCCTCGTCGACATCCTTCTGATGAAGGCGACGAGCGAGGACGCAAAGAAACTCTTCACCATCGAGGACAAGGCGGTGCTGCTCAAACGCGCGGACTCCAATGTCCTCGCGCGAGTGGCGAACGCTATCCTGGCCGACGATGCGCCGAAGGCTGAAGAGCTAAAAAACTAGCTGGCGGCGAGGCTGGTGCCGACCTCCTCGCCGTCTATGCGCTCGCGGATCGTCTCGGCAAGTTCGCTCACGAAGTCCTCCAGATGCCAGCCAACGAGATGAACGGCTGGATCGCCTACCTAAACCACCAACAGCGAACACAGCACCGCAATGGCTAGCGCAACATTCACGCTCAGGGCCGTCGACGCGACGCGGGCTGCGTTCGCCTCGGTGCAGAACTCGCTGACTCGTCTGGAAAACCAGACCAAGAGCATCGCAAAGATCACAAAGCTCGCGTTTGGCGGCGAGGCGGTGCTTGGCACGCTCAATATGATGAAGCAGCGACTGGATAAAGTCGCTATGGCGGGAGACGAGATGGGCTTCAGCGATGAGCAAATAGCGAGCGCCATCAGGATGGAGCGGGCGGTCGAGGGTACGCTGAATTTCCTGACGCAGATACCTATCGCTCTTGGTCAGGTTGGCATCAACATCGCAAACGCGCTTGGCCCGCAGAACCTCAAGTCAGTTGAGGACACGATTCGCGACTTCAAGCTGGAGAAGTCCAAGAAGGACATTGACGCCACGATTCAATCTATCGGCAAGCTTCAGCTGCAATTTGAGCAGCTA